GGTAGGCCCACACCCTGCGAACAGGATGTCCACTCACGGGAATCCAACCCGTGGGGCCAAACATGGTTCCCAACCCCTGTGTCGAAGGGGAAGCCGGAGCACCAGCAATTACGGTTAGAAGCGAATACGCTTACAAGTAGTCGTCCACATTGAAATTGCTCGCTGGTACAGGATCAGGAAACCCTTTCATTGCGGCAACCAACTTGATAGCATCAATCGCTTCAGGCGTGTATCGACACTCGACGAGCAAACCTCCTGCACTGAGCGCGAACTCAGCGGGTGAGGTCATACTAGTCAGTTTTGTGACTCCGCGTCGCCAACTAGTCAACTGGAACTGGTCTGTACACATAGCATTGAAATCCCTGGAGCAGATGTTTAACGTATCGCCACCAAGGTAATCGAGCGGTCTACTAATATCGCGCTCATCCAAAGCTGAGATGTAATTCGGATAAGGAATCACACCACCAGGCAACCAATCAGCTCTAGCAGAATCATCTCCATAAGATAAAGGCGTGCACCCCATCGATCGAACTCGAGCGTCCGCATTTCGAGCGAACGTATCGATCTCTGAAGTCGACGGCGAGCCAGTTTGGCAAACACTAGGCTCGTTTGCGGCATAGAACGTCTTACCAATCAAATACAAGGCTTTGGCTTCGGACAAGGATGCAGCGTAACTAGCGTACGTGAAGCGCTCAGCACTATAACTTCCCCCACGAAGTGTGTGCTGTGCGCGAACCGCAGCGGCGGCCATGACGTCTCCAGTGCCAAGGCACCAGTCCATCCCTGATACATCCGATGTTACAATGCATTCATGGTCACTTGCCACGGCCTTCAATATCTCATGGATACGTTCAAGGCCAGCAGCGTGTGTTCCGAGGCCTATCAGCGAACCGTAACTAAGCACGCTGCTGACATTGCCTTCTTGATAATTGGCGACGAGTGCTTTGTTGAAGCTCTCTTCGAAATAAGTGTGAACCAAGTGGTCGCAAGTGTCCTGCACCAAGATTGAACGCCACCGCGGGTGCTCTAACCGCTTGCCATCCTGTCCGATGACCTTCCGAGCAGGGTGATGTTCTCGCTTGATGTCGGGCACAACGGCCCCTCGAAACCCGTACCGAACGAGGTCAAAAGGAGTCAGCTTAGTGGAAAACTCATGATGAGTTAAGAAGCGGCATATTCTGCGAGCAGCAGTGTCAACCACTTCCTCACCGTATTTCGCCATAAGATCGCCCTTAAGACCACAATTGGTCAACAAGCCAGACCATCCAGCAGCTCGATCCATTTTCATGGCTTGAGCCAATTTGAAAACTTCTGACTTGACGCGTGCAAGTAAGTGTCCGGGTCCAGGCAGAGCAGGAACATCCACCGGAAACCGTACGTAATCAGAAGCGGTTGGCAACAATAGCAACTCCCAATGATGTTGGGACTCACCGAAATTCCCGACCTTGCGTTTCTCAACGTTTGCAATCATCGAAGAAAGCACTCCTGACTCGTCGGTTACTGGAGGATAAAACTTCTCAGTCACGCCAATAGCCTTGAGGATCTCAGGATCAGGCTCTGGCATGTTGCAAGGATTATACCTCTTTTCCACTTTGGATTTCCCAACTGTGAACAAGAAGTCGTTGCCAGCTGCATCTTTACAGAATGCGACTGGATCCTGCAATTCGAGAGTGTTCACCAAACTCTGTTCGAAAGGAGACAACGGCATGAGGTCACATGGAACGCTCGGGTTCTCCTCCCAACGCGTGTATTGCGTGTTGAGCAAACGCACGCAGCGATCGCAAAATCCACCGTTATTCGTGTTACCGCACAAATAACAGAACTCAGGCAGAATGCCACTCGCTAGTGGGTCTACAGAAGAGAATCCCTGCAGCCTTCCAGTGTCCAACAGTTGCTTTGAACCACGACTCTCAGGTTGCGCAGACTGCACAGTTCTGGGAATAGGTGGCGCAGCAGCATGTTGTTTCAAACGCTGTAACCCTTTCCGGAACGTTTTCATGTCAGGGACCGGGACATCGCAAGGATCAGGAACACAAACGCCACAAGTGTCGCTTGGCTCATCTGTTTGCGAACTGGAGTTAGCGTGCATGACAACAACTCCGTTTCGGGAAGTGTAGTCAATGTGAGCTTCACCATACTGAACGATGACAGCTTCATCCCTCTCACGGTGCTCACGTTTACGCTTTTCCTCCAGCGTCTCCCAGTCCCCTGCCTCAAAGTCACCATCGTCAAATTCGCGCTCGTAGGAATCAATCAACCAATACTGCTCCTCCATGGGGGAACCGTACGTGTGAGAATCAATCGTAGGGCGACCCACTGGCCAAGAAAAGCAAGACTTGTTTTTCATAGCCTCGACCAAGGTCCAATAAACCATGACCTGGCGGATACATACCCCAAGCGACAGAACGTCACCAGAATCATCCTCCGTGCAACCAATGACGAACCCAACTATGCCGTGATTGACTGGATCAAACAGCGGACTACCGGACATGCCGGGTTTCGATGTGATACTCAGCCCAAGCAAGCCAGGTGACGGTTGTGAGCCGTAAACCACACCAACTTGCTTATACAGCAAATAACACCCTTCATCGTCATCATAGTGATACTCAAACGCAGTAATAGGTGTAAAACTCGCTTTGCCTTGCAAGTACACCTGGCGTTTGGCCTTGACTCCAAGAAGAGAATTAACATTGGGAAATCGAAGCTGACAATGATCATCACAAGGTCGGCATCCGCTTTCACCCTTGCGGGTGGGCGGATGAGCAAACCAGTGCGATGAACGTCCACTTACAAGCGATTCACACATAGCTTTAGGAAGAGGAACGAGCGCAGCGGAATCTCGGACTTGCAAGTGTGCGAGTGAAAACCCCACTCGAAATCCAAGTTTCAAACAATGAACAACTCCTCCGTTCCCATCGACAACGTGTCGCATAGTAGTAACGACTCCATCGCCAACAAGCCCAAAGCCAATCAAACGTAGCTTCACATTTGCTCCAACACCATCTATAGACCAAAAGGCACCAAGACCGTGCGGTGCAACAGTCGCCAAGTTCCGTGCGGCAATTGTTCCAGTGTTGTGAGCTTTGAAACATTCGACAGCTGACTCAACGAACTGAACAGAATGTTTCACTTCAAACGGCGGCAACACCTCAATGCCTTTCAGCACAGTCAGCTCAGAAATACCGAGCAAAACGGCGCATCGGGCGAGGAACACCCACTGGTACAACTCCCAGGCGCGAAACCAAAGACTAGACGCTCCATCAACTCGTGCACACACAAACTCATGGAGGCAAAAGACAAGCTTGTAGAAATGCGGCATAACAAACCTGCGAAACCAAGACCACAAACTGATTGCAGCTTGGCTTCCACCAACACTCCACGTCATAGCATATCTAGGGTTCTCATACACCACAAGCGCGGTTGACTCAACTGTGTCCTTAACGCATGTGCAAAACCATATGCACACGCCAAAACCAAGAACAACACCTATAATCAACGCGCACACAATGCACCAAGACAAAATTCTCACGTGGCGGCGAACCACCACGGAATTAGCCAAGGACTGATCACCTTCAACACCAGCAGTCGCAATAGTCGCGTCGTCTCCAACGGGGTCAGCCATCGAAGACAAACAGGAAAGTTT